AATCAGTTCAATCCTAGGTTCATATGTAGTTAATGTAAATGATATTTCATCTTTTATGATAGATGCGGTCATTTCATCAATATTTTCAAATAAGAGTTTTGAAACTTTAGTACCAAAACTAGAATCAAAAAATTTTTCTCCCTGAGAAGTAAGAACAAGATTTTTCACCGATCTCGAAATCGCAGTCTCATTTTTTATTCCAATCAAATCTCTGTTGAGAGGATTTGACTGGAATGTCATACTAATATCTTTGAATCCTTTACTTATCCTCTCTAGAGGCATATTTTACATTCGATTATATCTTATTTAGAGTGGTTTTGACTCATAAAGTGGTTCTGTTCCATATTCCCAATCGTCATAATCATCATCATTACGAATTTTAGAATGAATTTCATTTTGAACAACAAAATCGTGTTTTTTAGGCGTCAAATCATCATTTGAAATCTCCCTAAGCATCTTTTGTTGTTTAATTTTTTCATCCCATCCATACTCACTTGACAAAAATTGAGTCCCCCACTCATTTTTCATGAAATTTTCGTCTTTATCGACTTTTTTGGTCATTTTTTTCTCCTGATTTTTTAGATCAGAACTTTTTACGGGGTTTCTATCCCGAAATCAATATAAAAACCTTCTCTTAGATAGTCTTCATCTCTTACAAATGACAGATTTTCAATTTTTTCAATTTTTTCTCCTTTCCATACGGGAATTGCAACAGTATTCCCGTATCTAAAATCTGGATTTTGTCTAAAATGAACCTCTATTAGTTTATCACCAATAAATTCGCAGTTAATATGTTCATAATTGCCGACCAAATCATCTAAGAGTGAAGGAAATTCCACCCTCCTATCAATTTTAGTCCATTTTTCCCATTTATACAAAGGATTGTTCGAATCCCTTTCCCCAATAACAACTAATTTTGATTGCTTATCTTCAAAATCCACACTAATATGCTCACCATAAAATCTTTCACACCAAAATTCTGATGGGTGAAAGTGGTCAGTTTTGTCGGATATCCATTCCATACGAGAAAATCGTCCCATACCAAGGAAATTAATGCTTGGACGGACGATATAATGATTTGGAATTGGTACAGACACTCCAGTTGGGCCACATAAGTATCCTAATGACCTGGATAATATAAGTTTATTATAAACCCAAAGATCTTTTATGTGAATTGATTCCCATTCATCCGAAGTTTCTAAATGATACATTATTCAATGCTAGATGGATTTGAACGATGTAAAGTATAGTTTTTTTGTATTCTAATATCTGAGTTTTTAAAGGTCCAACATTCTCCACTACTATCTAGAAAAACAACCCACTCTAAATCATGTTCTTGTGAACGGTCAATTAAAAAAAATGCCCAACCATTACCCTTTGGAGTAATGACTGGGATTTGAGGATTTAGTTGAATCATTTAAATTATTTGCCTTGTCCCCGATACTTCTTCTTACGTCCATTACGAGACGTTGGACTTAGTAGAGTACGAGGTGAACGTCCTTGACGAGTTTTCTTCGGCGCGCCGGGTTGAAAAATAAGTTTATTCAGTGCCATTTTGAGTTTCCTCCAGTTCAATTAAATTAGGATCAATATTATCTCCCGAGCAAAACCGCTCTGAGATCCCTTGTAGAACCTCACTACAAGACTCTAGAGTGAGGTTCTGGTAAAGTCTACGACCATTATATAAGATATCGTAGGTTTTCTCTTTCATCAGATAACGCGAGTTTTTTCGTGACCAACTCTAATACGAGGATCACACCAGATATCAAAGCCTTCTTCTTTTGCATCAAGACAGAATGAGACATCTTCGCCACACATGTCTTGTACTGCACCAGACTCAAAGACTTGCATCTTAGGAGCGAACCAAGGATACTCAAGATTCTCAAAGACTCCCTTCTTGATGAGTACCCAACCAAATCCAGTGTAATCAACAGTGAAAGGTTTGCGACGCTTAGAGATTGAATCTACGGTCTCATGATTCATCACACCACCGTTCTTGCGGAAGTCATCTTCTTCCAACCAGTGTGCTACTGAGGTTGTGTGACCATCTTCTGTGGCATACCAACCAGCAACAATCTCCTTCTCTTCTCCCTCTGCATTCAGAGCAAGATCACAGAGTTGCCAGAACTTTTCTGTGGTGAAGACAATATCCGAGTCAATCCAAAGTTGATAATCATACTGCAACTTCCCATCCCAAGGAATTTGCTTTGGTCCACGAAGTACATTTGCACCTAATACTTTACAACGTGCAAAGTTAACCATAGATGAGTAATCTTGAGAAATTTGAATACTCATTCCATTTTGTACAAGATCAAAACATAGTTGTACAAATGCTTTTAGAAAAATAAAAGAGCATCCTCGTCCAGGTAGACAGAATACAATACTCTTTCCCTTCATTCGTTCTTTGATAGCATCATAATCCCAATCAGCTTCTGATGCCTTAGGGGATGCTGCTTTAACTGTAAATCCTTTTGCCATAAGTGAAAATAACCTTCAGATCAATTTTATCAGTCTATATATGCTTCTGTCAATGAGAAGAGTTGAGTACTACTTCCTTATTCACACACAGTTCTTCATAACACAAATCTTCTTTTGTAAGATCTAAATCAAGAAGATCAATCATTCGGTGAATCATTTCCCAGGTCTCAGAGAATCTACTCTCTGATAAACTGTGATAGATGCACTGACCCTTTGCGTAAATGTGATAAACATTTTCAGTCATAAAAATTTTTTCCGGAAATTTTTCAGTAACTTTTCATTTTGTTACCGCATTATATATCAGAACAATCAGAAATCCAACAGTGCCTCCGAATATCGTAAAGCATTGTCGTGGATACCTTATTAACCATCCTGCAAAGACTACCTTCCAGAAATTCCAATAAGGTCTACTTCTTCTTACCACCCTTCTTTACCGTTCTCTTATCGGGGCGAGAATATCCACCCTTATGAATCCATTTTGCCACTTTTTGGTACTCCGGAAAAATTTTATGAATGTGATATTTAGAGGTCGAATTGTCACCTCTGTAGGTTAGGGTAGTTTGCTTTTTTATATACGGGGGGGCGCCTTAAACACGCTACGCCCCCGCGGCACCATAAGAAACCGGCACCAATCACTGCCGTTTCACGCATACTGTCCATCCTAACATAAGAGGGCACAGAGTGTCAAACCCTGCGCCCCTAAGGTATCAGAACTCAATCGTATTCAAAGTCGGACCGTTATCATCAGACTCAGAAGATTGCTCAGACACAATAACATCAAGAATCGAAAGAATGTCGTTTCCGTTGTTACCTTGTGCGAGCATGGAGATGAGAACTTGCTTAGACATTTGTGTTGTTGTGTGTTAGTAACTGTGTGTGAAGTAAGTGTCTTTATAGGGCGCACTTATTCCCATGTGTGATGCTTACTGTGTGTGTCTTATGTGTGAATGAAGAACTACAATCAGAAGGCAAGGAGTGCCGAATCCATTTGCTCCTCATTGATAAGACCTTGATGAAACTGTGTGTTCAGAGTATTCATCAGGTCTTTGAACTCAGTATAACGTTGGGGAGCAAAGTTCCGCAGGAAGAAGATTTTGCGGGGCATCGGATTCTTCATCGTGTAACCAAAAGTGCGGACCTGATTGATGACGTTTTTGAACATGAGATTTGGAGTGATGAGAACTGTGTGTCCCTTATACTACTGGTACACTTTCAGGGGCCCAGTTAATATCAGAAGTCGAACACTTCGCTATTCAGTTCGATGACATTTACAGCGGGGTCATTGAACTTAACACCATCAGGAGTTTGTGTCATAAACTCACTGATATTATCAATGAATTCCTGATAGCAACTGCACTCATTGGCAATGTTATACAGACCCTCATCATTGTTGATCCAGAGTGCAACATTCCAGGTCTCATAATTGGTCCAACCGTTATAGGTGGTGTCCTGTACTTTTGCTTGGAGAGTGTTAGTCATTGGTTTGGTAGTGGTGGTCATACTACTGGTACACTTTCAGGGGCCCAGTTAACTTACCTTACGACAGTGTTGATATACTGTAGTCCCCATGAGTAAGCATCATCGGGGTTCTTCAATGTTTGCTTAACAGAATACTTGTAACCGCTTTCAGTTTCTCTCTGAAAGACCCATACATTCCATCTTCCCGACTTTGCTTGCTCAACGAAGAATGGGCGGGTCTCAGTGACACTAACCATCATGAGTTAACTGATACTTAGAGGGTGAAGAGTTCTCAGTACTTACGGTTCAGGCGCTGAATGAGAAGAACATGTCCAGCACCGAGAGCATAAGAGAGAAGGAAGATTACGCCGCCTGTGATCATGAGTGGTTTTCAGTGGTCCTTATACTACTGGTACACTTTCAGGGGCCCAATTCAATCACTCACTACGTTCGTGATTACCTAACGGTGGCTCTATGTTAAGCTACCTTATTGCTTTTCATCCTCCACAAGGACATTGTACACGATACAGTAAGGTATGTCAAGTCATTAAAAAAGACCCCATAGAGGAGTCTCTTAAGGAGTCTTATTGTATGCTCTTATGTCACCACTTATCAGGACGACTTAGGTCTTCCACATAAGCCTCACAGTTCTCAGATCCTTCGAGTTCAAATAACTTATTCCAGTTGATGTTGTGCGGGTCGAAATCAGGATATGCTGAGATGTCAAGGGTAATACGATAACGCTGCTTCTGTGCTTGACTGTAGGCAACTGACATAAGTGTTCTCCTTGAATGTGTTGTATGAGGCAATTATAAGGGATCTGGGAGTATCTGTCAAGTGTTGGTATTTAGTGTCCTTGTGGGCGATTTTAGAGGGGTCTCAGAGTATTCTGGGAGTTGTGTGGGGATTTTATGATATTCCGGGAAAGTGGGGGTTGACGTGTGAGAACTTATGTGTCCGGTAAAGTCTTATGGGGGGTCTTGACATTTCGGGCGAGTTCGTCTAAGCTCGCAAGCAAAGATAACGACTCTAAGAGATATAAAGATAAACCTATTACTTATAATACTTCACACACAGCTATTTTTATAAAGGTTTTCCACAGGTTGTGGAAATTGTGAACAACTTAAGAAAAGAGAGTAAGTTATCATAAATACCATCAAATTGTCTAGCAACTTATCAATCAAAATGCGTCAAGGTACAATCTACTTAATCGAAAATAAGGTCAATGGTAATAAGTACGTTGGACAGACTGTGATGCCTTTGAATAAGCGTTGGTTAGCACATATTCAGGAAAGTAAGACCTTTTCTGAACGTCCATTGTATAGAGCAATGAACAAATATGGATTGGATAACTTTAACGTTAAGGTTCTAGAAGAGACAACAGAAGATAAACTCAGTGAAAGAGAAATCTACTGGATAGAACACTTTAATTCCTATAATCGTGGTTATAATGCTACAACAGGTGGAGAGAGTAATAAGAACATAAGAGAAGATGTAAGAGATAAAATATCACAGTCTATGAGTAATGTTTTACGTTCTGATGAATGGGTAAGTAATGTAAGTATCGGTCTTAAGAACAAATTAGAACGTGGAGAAAAATGGGGATTCTTTCTCTCTAAAAATGAAGGAGGAACACATGCTAAGAGAAAAGTTCAAGGTACAAATATAACAACTGGTGAAGTTATTGAATTTGATAGTATAGCATCTGCAAAAAAAGAGTTAGGGTTAAAAGGTGGATCTGGAAACATTAGTAGAGCAATAAGAGATGGAATTGGAGCATACGGATATAAATGGAAACGACTTGATAATAGACCTATTGTTAGACCTGTTGTTGGATACGATAAGAAAACAGGCGAGCTTGTTTATGAGTTTGATAGTGCAAATAAAGCATCATTAACTCTAAGAGGCAAACGTGGAACAGGGTTAATTTCTTCTCTTAAAAATCCTGGTAAGTATAGTTGGATGGGTTGTTATTGGTATTATAAGCAATAAAAAAGCAGAGGATTACCAGTCCTCTGCCTATAAACCACATCACCAAATAACCTTGATTATCTACACTCTATGGAAGTCACTTTGTTTACTTAGATGAGGCAAACTCCCTTCCTCTTGTTACTATCAGATAGTGGTGAGGTCGTTGATAGTAATGATTTCTAGTTCAGTGATATTATTGTTGAAATGTTCTTCCCATTCTTTGTATAGAGAGTAAGACTCTTCAATTAGATCTTGCTCTACTAGATTAACGATTTGTTGTTGTACTTGCTCTAGGATAATAGCAAGCATCGAATCCTTTTGGTTGTTGTTCATTGTTGTGATTGAGCGAATGATTCGATGGTTGTGATTGTACGATTACCTAGGTTTGCTAACCCTTGGAATCCTACTGTTGAAAGAATGATTCCAGTAATTGTGCCCATGAGGAACTTAGTCATAGGTTACACGGTTGGTCTTCTGGGAATTCTGTGATTGTCTCTTGAATCGTGATGATTTGATTTTGGTCAGTGAGATAATCAGTCCGAAGAAGATTAGGTCCAATGATACTTTGACCGATGATAGTTGAAGAGATGAGGAGTTCAATCATCAGTGGTGAAAGTGATAGCGGACAATGAGAGATGAGAACAGAACTAGATTAAACAACATTCAGTTCAGGCGCATACCGGAGAAGAAGGGAACAGTTTCGCCATTATCAGTTACAATGAACCATTCAAAGTTCTTGGAGAAGATACGCTCTCCATTACCATGGGCTTGGAGGATTGAGTTGAGACGGGATTTAGTTGTTGCGGTTTGGTATCCCCCATCGAACAACTCTAACCAGGTTTCACCAATGCGAGCAATGAGATTGTTGTGAAGATAAACATCGCTTACATGAGTGCAATTGATAACCTCAGTATTATCCTTTTTCCAATCCTTTTCCTGTTGGATTGCTTGGTTCATTTGGCGTTCGATGGTTCTCATGGTTTCAGTGGTGAGTGGTGATACTACTGGTACAGTTTCAGGGGCCCAGTTTTAATCAATGTAGATGTCTGGTCCTTCGACATCACAAAACTCACTGAGATAATAATCAATACTTAAACCAAGTTCTGATGCTTCAGAATTGAATTGATGGTATTGATCATGAGTGAGAATAAAGAAATCAGTTTCAATCATCAGGCAGCAATCACATCATAGGACAGAGAGTTAATGCACCAACCAGTGTTGTTTGAGATGATGTCTGCTAGATCTTCTTCAGTTGGTGAAGTCCAGAGACAACCTTTTGTTTCAGTGACGATAGTATCAATCTCTTCTTGAGTGATATCTTCACCGCCAAAGTCAAAGTCAATTTCAGTGATTTTGTAGTAGTTCATGGTTTGATGTGTGGTGTTACTACTGGTACAGTTTCGGGGGCCCA